ACAGTAACTATTTACGATGATATAATAAATAATGCATATTTATTAGATAATAGAGATAATTATGTAAATACCTATATGACTATTATTGAACGGAATGGTAAAATATCTGGTACAGGATATCCTTCAGCCGACACTTATCTGGATGTCTATAGTGTTACTGACCAGTCCGTCGAACAACATGTTCATACTATCAATACTAATATTACTATGTTAAACACAGATGATCTAACGGTTAACGAAAAACAATTATTAGATGATATTATACAATATACCGAATCTTATATAAAAAAAATAGAATCATTGAAGGGTTATATGAATACTACGAGATTAACAAAATATACGATACATGAACTTGGCAATCTACCATCATTTAAAGATATAATAACTTTGACTAGTTCATTAAAAAGTACGTTGATTTCTCTGGGAGAAATATCTAATTCGAATGAATTATTATATACATTCAACACCCTCATAGATTTACCTACGATTGCTGCCATAGTAAATGGGTCGCGATTAATAAATGAACATTTAATAAATTTTACAATTTGAAGCAACAAATGAAAATCCAAGTAAATCATGTCAGATTCAGTAGAATAAATTAGTAAAAATTTAAAAGAATTTGAATAAGCAGTTAAATTTTAAAAATAAAAATAACTTATTTATATTATATAATATGAGTATTTCTCATCAAATATATAATATAAATGGATATAACATTTTATTAATAAAAAATGATATTGATAATATATCAGTTAAAAGTTGTATAGATACTGGTTATATTCATGAAGATAAAAATAACCTAGGAATAAATCATTTGATAGAACACGTACTTGTTAATGGAAATTCACAATGTGAAAATGATTGCATATCTGAAATGAATAAAAAAGGTATTTTGATGAACGCATCAACAGGATTAAATATGATAAATTATTTTACAATGGGAATAAGTTCAGATTTAGAAAAAATGATTAAATTTATTGTTGAAACTACTATAAATTATAAAAATATAAATAATAAAGTAATTGAAAAAGAAAAAAAAGCAGTTCTAAATGAATTATTAACAAGTAGTAATAATAGTTTGATAAATGTATATCATACTTTATATGATAAATTGTTTAGTTATTATGGTTTAACAAACTTTTTTAATTATAAACAGCAAATTGATAATTTAAATCATTTTGATGAAGAAAAATTAAAAATATTTTATCAAAAACATTATAAAAATATATTATTTATAGTTTCTGGCAATTTTGATGATGATTTAGTTTTAAATTTATTTGAAAATTTACTTAAAAATAGTAAAATTGAGAATTTTTCTGTTGAATCAATAGTGAATCATTGTTTTAAATTAAAAAAAAGCGCTTATTTTCTACAAAATAACAATATTAAAAATACAACTATTATGATTGGTTTTCCCAGTATCATAGATAATTCTATTTATAATAGTATATTAGTAGATATTACTTGCAAATACATTAGAAACATTTGCATGGATGTATTAAGAGCAAAAGAAAATTTAATATACGGAATTGATATAATACCATCAATTAATTATTGTGGAACAACTGTTAAGGTAAATATTAATGTATCAAATGAAAATTCTAAAAAAACATTAGAAGGGTTTGTTAAATTAATTAAGGACAACTTTAGTAGCATAGATAATGAATTTTTAGAAGGAATTAAAAAAAATTTTATATATTCAAAAAATATAAATAATACAGAAGATAAATCCATATATTATGAAAATATGTATATAAACAAAATATTTAATAGATGTAAAGACCAAATATGTGATTTACATGACTATTCTAATATGTACTTAAATGTAAAAGATTCAGATATCAAAAAAATTTTACCTGTTTTATTTAATTTTGATAAAATGGTATTAGTTTACACATCACAAAAATCTATGACTTAATAATTTCGATTTCAGCATACTTTTTTTGTAATTTTTCTAGAAACTTATCATATTCTTCTTGTAAATTATAATTTTCTACTAATTTCATTTTCATATTTTTTCTTTCTTTTATTTCAATATTTCTATAATCATAAATTAAATGATCACTATTTCTAAATTTAGTTACATAAAATCCAACAGGTAATCTGAATGGAACTTTATTATTTTCACTATAGTATTCATTATTATCTAACTTTGAAATTATTTGTTTTGCTTCGGTTAATTTATCTAGTATATTTATTTTAATTGATTTTGATGTGCTTATAATAGATTTTTGATTTGGATGTTTTTCTATTCTAAAAAAATCTCTTATATCTCCATTTGAATTATATTTTTCTTTACAATAATAACAATATTTTGGTATATCTTCATGTTTAATATTTTCTGGAAGTTCTTGTGCACTTGACTTTCTTTCACGTTTTGTATCTTTTAAAACTCCTTTTGAATTTTCTTGTTGTTCTTTAAGACTAGCAATAGTTAAATTAGTAGAACGATTATCTAATGGGTCTCTATTAATATGGTCGACACTTAAATTATTTATTCCTTTTCCTTGTCCGTATAAATTCATTATAATTTGATGAATATATAACATTTTATTACATCGATTTAATTTACAAGAGATATATCCATTTTTCATTTTAAAAAAAGTAAGTTTTTCATTGTTGTTATTATTTTTTTCAAATAATTCAATCGATTCTAATGAAATTTTATCTAATTTTATATATGTATCTTGTTCACAATACATTAAATAGTACTCTTGATTATTTTCATCATTTTTATCTTCTTTAATTTTCCAATATGGATTTTTCATGTTATATGCATCATTTCCATTAGTTTTATAATGACCAGAATAATATATAGCACTTTGATATTTTTGTAAAATTTCATTATGTTTATTATGATATATAATTACATTTTCTTGTCTCAAATCATATTTATCATTATTTTTAAAGTAGTATAAAACATTATTTTGTTTAAAATTAAATAAAAACTCTAAAATAGTAATATTTTTTGAATGAGTATTATTATATGATATATAAATGTTATCGTATAATTTAAAATTTATACCACTATTTAAGATTAAATCAATTTGTTCATAATCGAAGTTATAAATAATATTATAAAAAATTATTGTTGAGTTTTTGATATTATATGTAATACCTTTATTCATTTTTTTTATAATATTATATATATTACACCTTTAAGTATATTTACCAAAGGATAGACATTATCTATCCATTGTTTTTAATTCGAATACGCGAGACCGCCCATACCGCTCATAATACGTAGAACATTGTAATTACGGGCATATACAGTCATTAGAGCAGAACCACCATTAGGGAAGAACTGTTCAGGTAAAACCGGTGACTGGACTTGAGCACGTGTATCTAATTGGAATTCTAGGATTGTGTTGTCAATACGCGAGAAATTGCAAGTACCAGACGGTTGATGTTCTTCAGGGCGTAGAGCAAAAGAATATAGGTATAAGTTAGAGTCTGGGATACGTGTGTGATGGATGAATGGTTGCCATTGACGGAAGAAGAGAGGTCCACGTGCAGGATTGAAGCGGTAGTGACCATTTAGACGTAGGACAGAACTTGTCATGATGTCGGAACCAAGTTTTTCGTTACCTGGAGTGGCATTCGCGAAGTTGAACCAGTCATTATTTTCTAAATTATCCTGGCGCTGGAAGAACCATAATAGTTCTTTGCAAGGATGATTGAAGGTTAGGCGCTGCGATACAACACCAGATTTCGATAGGTCAACTGATGTTTCATTGTGCTGGACTTGTTCAATTAGGTATTCATGCGACATTTGAGCAAAGCGTCGACGTTCATCAGTGTCTAGGTAAATGTAATCGATGTATAGTTCAATTTGAGGTGTTGGTATAGATGCAACTCTTACAGTATACTCAGAATTTGGGATATGATCACCATTATGGTCAATTAGTACAACTAAATCTTTTATCTCACGGAACTGGAAGGTAAAGCGTACTTCGTGGTACTGTAGAGCAATTAGAGGTAGAGCTAGACCCGCGTTGATATTGAACCAGAAGTCTAGAGGTACGTGTAGTTCCTGAGGTTCTAGAGCATTACCGATTAGTAACCAACCACAAGCATCATTGCCACCAACCATACGTTTGTACCCCTGTGCTTTTTCAGATGTCATTGTTAATTCTTGCCATGCATACATCCATAAACCGTAGTGTTTGTCGATTTCTTGACCACCAATTTCGACCGATACATACTGGATTAATGCGAGACCAACATAGTTAGTCCAGCATAACTGGGTTCCTCCCGAAACAGGGCTTAGTGATGGAGAAGTGCCATTATTAAAGTACCAGTTGCCATCAGATAGAGATGGTAGATGAACATTTAGGTATGCCGAGTTAATTAAATCACCATTACGGGATACAATAGCAGTAGAACGATTACCAAATGATGGATTACCAGAGAATGTTTGCTGGATATTTTCCATTGCAAAATTTGTGTGGCGACGGTAAACTACCTTGAAAAAAGTGATTTGCGGGTTTCCTGTAAGATAGATATCTTGGGCACCGTAAGCAACAAGCTGCATTAAACCTCCTCCCATTGTTTTATTATAATATATAGAAAAGAAAAAAAAAATAAAAAAAATTACCGAATTAATTAAAAATAAATAAATTAAGTAATTTTTTTTTGCGTAATAAAAATTAAAAATTATCTTTTTTAATTATATTATAAATATGCCTGATACTGAATATGAAGATTCAATTGAAAAATTCAGACCAGTTAGTCAAATGGGTCCGAGTGGTCCGAGCGGACCTAGCGGTCCTAATGGTCCTGTAATTCCTTTAATGCAACAAATACCTGGTCAACATCAACAAGGACAACCTCAACAAGGACAACCTTCTCCAGAGCAAATTGCAATGATGCAACAACAAAGAGCAATGCAGCAACAAGCGATGCAGCAACAAGCAATGCAACAACAAATGATGCAACAACAGGCAATGCAACAAAAAAATAATGGATCTTCAGGTAAAAAACATACTACCTTTTTAGAAAAATTAAAAAAATTAAAAAAAAATGATACTTTACAGGAAATCTTTGTAATCGCAATTTTATTTATTATTTTTTCAACAAGTTTTTATAAAAATAATTTAAGTAAAATTCCATTTGTCACCAATGAAAACAACTGTTTAAATACATCAGGATTATTAATATCTGCAATTTTAATTGCTATTATATTTGTTATTGTTCGTACATTTTTGTAATTACATTTTTTGTTATTACATTTTTTTGTTATATTTTTTTTTTGATGGTAATTTTTCTTTATTTGTAAATTGATTATACCATTCCATTCTTAGATTATCAAATAAACAATTAATATTAATATCATCGTCATTATTTTTGTTATTTTTTAATATTTTTGTTTTATCTACTTTTATTTCTTTAAAATTTAAAACTTTTCTTAACTGAGGTGTACACGGTAAATATTCACTTTCATAATCTTTGCAATACCCGTGTTTTCTTCCATCCATCGTATCACATCTACAAAAACATTTTTGGCAAATTCCATCTTTATTTAATTTAAAATAAATATGTTCTGAATTATGATTTTTACCAGTATTAGTACAATATTTACTTTGACTACATAAAATGTATACACTTTCATTTTCAGAATAAAAAACTCTTTTAATATCTTTAATTGTATAGTCTTTTACATAAATATTAAAAAATCTTAAAATTTCAATATGTCTAACATCATCTTTACTTAGTCTTTTCCAAGAACTATTAGGTAAATTATTAATATCATTATTATTATAAGTTTCTTGTTCACAATCATCACATTCTAAATTTGGATTATTTTTAATATTTGTAATATAATCATCAATAGTGATTATACTAGTTTTATTAACTAATAAAATATAATCTTTTTTATATTCTTCTAGCATGTCTAAATTATGTTCATTTGATTTTAATGTATATAATAAATTGTAAGGTCTTCCTTCATCTACAAATTCTTTTGTTTGTGAAATAAAATGACCCTTTCTTGAACCAGTTAATCTTAATCCACTGGTTGTAAATACATGTTCATCTAAAATATCACTTACTGTATTTTCAAAAAAATTCTTATATTTATTTAATCTTTTAATACAAGTTTTTCGAATTTCTAATGCGATATTTTTATTTGTATTGATATCTGGAAAATGCAAATGAAATCCTTTTTTAATTAATTCTTTACTATCTACCTTTTCTGGATTATCTTTATCTTTACAAATTTTTTTAACTTTTTTATCATCAGCAGTGGTAACTATGCAATTATAATATTGTTCAAAAAAATCATATATTACATCATTAATAATTTTAATAAATTCGATAAATATATTTTCTTCATTATTCTCAATTTTAGTTTTAATAATTTCATATTTTTCATCAGAAAGTAAAAAATCTAAATCAAAAAATAATTTAAATATGTTTTTTCTGCATTCTACTATATATAATTTTTCATTTTCAGATATTACTTCAGCGTATTTTTTATTAAAAATTTCTAAGTTTTCATCTTTAACATATAATTTAAATCCATTTAATAATAAATGACTAGGTTTTTGGTCATTATCATCAGTGCTATACTGATTGGTGATTTTTAACCATTTAGTTAATTTATTCATTATAAAATATATATATGAGTAATCCTTAAATATCTTTTTAAAAAGTTAAATTATCCAAAATTTACTACTATTTTTGAATCATAAGAACATATACACCTAGAAGCACTTTTTGATAATTCTTTTCTTTTTATTTGTTTTTTACTATTAGTTAATGTTTCTGTCATATCTTTATCTATACCTTCTATATTTTCAATAGCATAGTTAAGAACATTATTTTCTATAAACCATTTAAAAAAATTTAATTGCCCTACAGTTGTTATTAACTGATTTTCATTTGTTTTTTGTTTATTAACATTATTAATTATCTTCCAACTTAAATCCTGTATATCTATTAATATTCTTTCTCTTCTACAAAAAGGGTCAAAATATTTTTTTGAATATGCTTTCAATTGATTTTTATAGTCTAAATAAATATTAAAATTACAGTTTGTATTATTTTTCCTAATTGTATAAACTACATTGTGTTTTTTCGCATAATTTGTCACTAACCAATCTAATATTCTCAATGATAATGTTTTTTTTTGAGTAATTATACTAGTTAGAATGTGAATATTTTTTGAGTAATATTCCATTAAAGATTCTAATAGTAAAAGAGTCTTACCAGTTATTTTGTAATATGTTTCTTCTATTTGTTCTGTATTTTGGTTTAACACTTGAATTTTATTTTTTTGCATTAGTGAATATAAATTTATTTAAAATAAAACCTTAAATACTTTTAACAAATTTTAAAGATACTTAAAGTTTTTACACAATATATATTATAAAATATGGATTTAGAAAGTATTATTTTAAATGTAAAGAATTCTCCCGTAGGAACAGTTATCAAAAATAAACAATTCATTCATTATTTAACAAAAAGTATTAATTTTAACTTTTCAGTAAAAGGACATGACTTAACATTTCCTGCACCACAACCAGTATCAATTGAGAAAAAAGATTTTTCTAAACTAAAACAGTATAAATATTACACAAGTCTAAAATTAGATGGAGTAAGATTTCTCATGTATTTTATCAAGGACAAAAACAGTAAAAATCAGTGTATTATTGTAAATAGAGCACTAAATTTCTATAATATTTCAATTGAAGCAGAAGATACACTATATAATGGTACACTTTTAGATGGTGAAATTATTTATGATTCTTATAATAAAAAGTGGGATTTTGTTGTTCATGATGCACTTATTCTTTGTGGAAATAAGATTAATAAACTAAGTCATTCGACACGTTTAAATGATACTAAATATTGCGTACATTCATTTGTTACTTATAGTACAAATAGCACACTTAATATTTCTGTAAAAGAATTTTACCCATTTGAAGAATTTGCAGATTTTATTGAGAATGTTTATAATAAATCCGAAAATAATGATGGTATTATTTTTATGCCAGAAAATCTACCGGTTATTTCTGGCACTCAATATTCGATGTTAAAATGGAAACCTAAAAATAAACATACATTTGATTTTTTACTAAAAGAAGTAGAAATTGGACTACAAGCATATGTATTTCATTTAGGTAATCTTAATATTTTTGCAAATATTCATGCAAAAACTGAAAAGGGAAAAGAATTTATTGAAAAATCAAAACAGTTAGATCATTATAAGAATGAATGTATTGTAGAATGTACATTTGATAAAGATACAAATAACTTTAGTCCTATTTTAATTAGAACAGATAAAACACATCCAAATGGTCTACGTACAATTGAAAGAACATTATTCAATATTAGTGAAAATATTCAAATTCAAGACTTCATGGATATTTAACTTAATAAAAAAATAAGAATCTACTAAATAAATAAAAATAATAAAATTAATTATCTGTAAAAAAATAAGTAACTTCATAAAATACTATAATTTTCTTGTACCTAAGAAATATATAGTATTTTATTTTTTTTATTAGTTTTTAAGTTATTTAACTAATTTAAAAATTTACATTGTAGGAGCCATACCACCGGGACCTAATAGGTGTTGACGAGGAGCCATTACAGTTAGACCAGCTGGTCCCATCATGTCAATTAGCGATGGTTGACCTAGACCGTAACCCCATCTGACGGGACGCATTCTGCGCATAGGAGAGGCACGACGACGTTTTGGAGAGGCACCACGACGTTTTGGAGAGGCACCACGACGTTTTGGAGAGGCACCACGACGTTTTGGAGAAGCGCGCACACGTCTTGGCGAGTGTTTACTAACAAATTTAGAATCAACATATGCGCGTCCAGATTTTGTTTTGTAGTATAGACCACCACCGGAACCTTTGAATAGTTTACGTTCGCGACCTTTTACTACAATCGCACCATGCGATTTTGTGACTTTACGCGCAGGTGAACGTTTGACTTTACGCGCAGGTGAACGTCTGACTTTACGTACAGGTGAACGTCTGACTTTACGCGCAGGTGAACGTCTGACTTTACGTTTTTTCGCACCAAAGAACATTGCTAAGCTATCAACCATTTTATTATAATATATACAAAAGAAAAAAAAAATAAATTTAATTTTTAAAATGTTTTTTTTTACAATTTTATTTAATTTAAAATTTATCTATTAATTTTGTTGAATTTTTAATATTCATTTTTTCCAAATAATCTTTAAATTCTATTTTGTTGATTACTTTATGTTCTAAAGGTTTTGGACTTTCATATTCAAAGTTTAAAAATATGAAACGTATATTTTTAAGTTCTTCTACATTCTTATATTCTTCTGGAAATGCGTATTTATTTAACTTAATAACATCTTCAATATTATCTAATTTTTTAAATAAGGTATAAACTGTATTTATTGCTAAATTTGGAACATACGATAAATAATCACACCCAGATAATATACAGAAATCTATAAATTTTAATCTTGAATATCCAATTTTTTGTAAAAACTGTTCAATATCAGTTTCAATTAAATCATTTTTAATAGAACTTTTTAGTATATTTACACCACCAAATGTAAATACATCTGTATCATCTGTGACTATATAATCAATTATTTTATTTTGTTGTAAAAAAACACAGTACTTTTCAGCTTCATCCGGAGCATCATAGTAATTAATTCCTAAAACATCTAATAGTGTCTTAACTTCTGTAATATGTGTTTTTGTTACATTTATAATTTGACGTGACAAATTATTAATTTCTTTATCTATTTCTCTTTGTTCTGATTCATTATTAGGAGTTAAATCTTGTAATATTTCTATTTTTTCATAAATTTTTCTTTTGATAGACTGTCGTTTTTTTAAGGTAATTTTTTTCTGTTCTGGGGGAACTCCATCAAAAATAAAAACTGGTGTAATTTTATTATTAAGATAATACTTAATTCTATTTAAAAATCCAATTATATGTGAGTTTACACATGATTCATCAATATTTGAAATATGTCTATATTTGTATAATAGTATACTTGCATCTATTCCAAACACTTTACCACTATATCTACTTATTTTATTCGTAGTTATACATTCCGGACATACTTTTTTAATAAATGTATTGAGACATCGAATACCCATTATGATTATAAAATCGTTAGAGTCTTTAAATATTTTATTTTTTGTAAATTTAACTTAGTAAGTATAGTTTAACTTACTATATTGAAAATTTTTATTTTGGTTCACAGTCAATTTGTGTTGTTGACTGATTATCTTGATCAATCCATTTACAAAATTTACAATTTTGATAATTTTCATCACAATAATAGTTTTGAATAGGATTAATACTACGTATATAACGTTGTTTTAGAGGAGGTTCTAAACAATAATCTTCCGAAGTTTTCAATTTAACTCCAGTACATATTGGTTTTGATAAATTCCCTTTTGGTTGTAATTTACAATTACTATCTATACTATTTGGATCACCTAACATACATGTATCAGGTGTTGTACAAAAATTTTTACTATATTCACAATTTTGTGATGTTCCAAAAGTTTGATTTTGTGCTAATGCATTTTCACATAAACTTTGATTGTGGTTTAAATTACTACAGGATGTTACTCTATATGTTCTACTATCACAATTATCACATTTGTTATCATCATTAAAATTATTTCCAAATGCTTCTATTAAAGTTGCTACCATTAAAGTTGCTACCATTATATATATACAATATTTTTTTTATTATTCATCAATAATAATACATTTTTTAGGTCGTTTTTGTGATTCTTCTGATTCTTCTGATTCTTCTGTTTCTTGTATTTCTTGTATTTCTACAAATAAATTTGTTATTTTTTGTTTTTTACTTTCTTGTAATTTTTCTTTTTGTGCCTTTTCCTTTTCTCTAATTACTTTTTTCTTTTCTCTTTCTAGTTCTTTTTCTTTCTTTTTAATATATTCTTCATTATATTCTATTCCTATCTCGCGAAAGTGTTCAACTTTATTCCAAAATTTTATTAAAATCGGTACATATTTATTTATCCAATTTATATCTTTTACAATACGTACAATATTTAACTTATTTGTTTTAGGACAAAATTCTATAAAATCTGCAATACTTAAATCGCAAATAAATAAATTAAGTTGTACTTGTGGATAATAATACTCCGGAATATATCCATCTTTAATTGGTCGTCTATACGGACATTTAACTTCTATTAAAATTGGTTCTTGTTCGGGATCATATAATGATTCAACAATACCATCTGGACTCCCAGCTAAAAAATCATATTTTGAATCATAATTATTTAATTCTTTATGAACATCTGTATAACAAATACAACCAAAATTATAGTTAAATTTTCCCGTAATTTTACAATATAATTCTATTGCAGTGTCTTCATATTTTTGACCGTGTAAGGTTGCAACATTACTTACAAAAGGTTTTGGATCATAACCGCATTTTTTAAAAAGAAGTTCATGTGGTTTAGAATATGGATTTGTTCCAAGAACAGTTGCAGCATCACTTGATGTTAACTTTGTGTATCTTTGAGCAAACCATTCTGGACTACGTTGTTCATTTTGAGGTATTTTTTGTAATTTTTCTATTTTTGTATGTACCATTATTTATATATTTCTTTGTATTCTTTAAATATTTTAAAAATTTATTTGTATTTGTTCATGAGTTTATTCAAGCAGTTTATTTAACTAGTTAATTTTTCTATACTTATTATAATAATAGTAATACTGTTTTTTATTTTTATCTATATCACTTATTTTTTTTTGTATGTTATTATTTAATTGTTTAATTTCTTTTTTAAGATTTAATACTAAAGGTTTATAATAGTTATTTAGTTGTATATAAGCGTTTTCTGTTTGAGTGTAACTATATATTCTATTTTTATTTTCATGTACATTTAGTAAATGCCACATTTCACCATATGGAGATCGTATTATTTGTAGTTCTCTAACTTTTTGTGAATGTATAGATTGTAAAGAATTTAGTTCTATTAATAAATTTGCAACTTTTTGTTGATAATAATTTGTATTTTTTAGTATTATTTCGTTTTGTAATTCAGTTGGTAATTTATTAAATTCATTTCCAAAATTATTCATTATATTGTTTTTAATATTTTTTTAAACAGAAATACCATTATTATAATTTGTATCCCATTATTATTTTTTAACTTCAACTTTTTTTAATTTTTTAACTTTTTTAACAGAAATCCCTGGTTTCTTTTTAGTTTTATCTAAGTCAAGTTGTTCATCTTCTATTGAATGTTTATCATTATAATTATTTTTATGATAATTCCATAATTCTTTTGATCCAATTTTAAATTTTCTATTTGGTTTTGCACGATACCAAAATATGCAGTCATTTATTTTATTACTTCTTGAAGTATTATCTAATACTAAACAATCAAACCCTTCTGTACATGAATTCATAACTTCTCTAAAAGTATCGACATGTGGAAATATACCAAAAAAATTTTTGAATAATTTATCTTGATTTTGTATAATATTTTCACGAAGAACAAATACAAAATCAATATTTGTACGTAAATCAGGTGGGAGATCCATACAATATTGCATAGTTAACATAAATGTTATTCTCCAATGACGACCATTCATAAATATACCTCTAATATTTGGATCCTTAATCATTCTTTTATCATACATACAATCATCTAATAACACAAATGCATCATTTGTAGAATCTTTTTTACCAGGATTTTTAGAGATTACTTTTTTTTGACGAGTTATAATTTGTTGTATAATATCTGGTTTATATTCACTGTGAATAAAAATATCTGGTATATATGAAGAATAAAAAGCATTACCATCTTCAGTTGCTGAAATTGCAACACCCATTGGAATTTTCTTACTATGATATAATATATCTGCAACTAATGTACTTTTTCCAGTACCACGTTTACCAATAAATACACACGTAGCAGGTCCAGCACCATTAACGCGTCTTTCTTCTATTTGTTTAGGATTAAATTTACTAATTTGAAGACTCATAATGACTTTAAAGTCCTTAAATTATTAAATTATTTTCTTTATATATTATATAACGAAAAATTTTTATTATACTGATTGAGATTCTTTAATTGGATCCCAAAAATTATCTGTGAGCACACTTTCGTCACCACTTGACATTACATATGCAACAATTAAACTAATACAAACAGCAATAATTACAGAAATTAATAAATATTCTAAACTTAATTGACTACTTCTTGATTTTTTATCATATCCGTTTTTTTCATTACTACCGTTGCTACCCAAATAATTTGACATAATATAGTAAATTATAAATGTACTAACTAACACAACTATAATGTTAAACGTATTAAACTCATAAAATTCTAACATTTATAATTTAATATATTTAATAATTATTTATTTTTTAACACAAATTACAAAAATTGTAAATTATAATTTACATCATTGCCATAGGACCATTTTTCTGAAACATACAAAATAAATTAAATAGTAGGAAAATACCTGTTAATGAAATAATTATAATTAAAATTATTTCGGATGTATGCCCTTCAACACATTCTCCGTAACCATATTTATTAAAACAATTAGACACTCCTTTTAATGGAGATTTACTATTACCAAGTTTACTGATACAACTACTTAAATTTTGGAAATTTTGTGTTTTTGTTTTACTATCAGTAATGAGTGATTTTAAATCATTATGATCAATAAATAAACCATTATCACATGAATATTTACCCGAATCCATTAAACCAAATGAACATAACACAATTAATAATACTAAAAAGACTACTACTAATAATTTAGAACCCTTTCCAACGTTACAGACTTTCATTATGATAATATATATATATTTATTTTTTTATTAATTTTTTATTAATTTTTATTAATTTTTTTTTAAATTTTTTAAGCTTTGAATAGTTCTTTTAATTCCTTCTTCAAAATTAATTTTGGGAGTCCACCCTAATTTTTCTAATTTTTCGCTATTAATTAAATATCTAAAATCATTAAAATTTCTATCAGGAATATATTCAATATAGTCTTCAAATTTATCGCTATTATGTAATTTTTTAATTAATAATTTTGCTAAATCAATTACTTTAAAACACTCTGTATTTGCAATATTGTAAATTTCATTTATATTTCCTTTATCATAAATAGTTAGTATAGCATCAATTACATTTTCAACATAAATAAAATGTCTTTCTGTTTTTCCTTCTCCGTGAATATAACATTTATCACCGTTAAATAAATTATATATAAATGCAGGAATTACTTTTTCTGGATATTGCCGTGGACCAAATACATTATTACAACGAATAACTACAATTGGTAATTTAAATGAATGATAATAAGAACTTGCTAATAGTTCAGCACTTGCTTTAGTAGCAGAGTAAGGATTTGTTGGTTTTAGTAAACTATTTTCGGTGCATTCTGACTCACCTAATTTTACTTCACCATATACTTCATCTGTTGACATATGAACAAATTTCGAAACTAATTTATCACTATTTTCTTTTTGTTGTTGGTTATATTCTCTAACACACTCTAACAAATTGTGTGTACCAATAATATTATCATATGTAAATTGAATAGAGTTATAAAACGAATTATCTACATGTGTTTGTGCTGCTAGATGAAAAATACTTTCAATAGAGTATTCATTTAAAATAAATGAAATTAGTTCTTTATTTGAAATATTTCCATGAATAAATTTATAACAATTATTTATATTTTTTGTATTGTCATATGAACAATAATCTAATTTATCTATATTAACAACAAAGTATCCAGTTTTAATTAAACGGTCGACTAAGTGTGAAGCAATAAATCCTGAACCACCAGTTACAAGAACGGATTTTTTAGAATTATTTAAATTATTATTTTTTTTATCTGTTTCATCGGTATTTTTTTTTTGTTCTTTGTTCATTTATTTAAAATGTAAATAAAATATTAATGTAATTTATAACGTAAATGTTATTATTTTATAAAATATTACTATCCATGACTATGTTAGTTAATAGTATCATTCCAATTACATGTTATGTAACAAATGCAAATTTTGTAATTCATTCAGAACAAAAAACATTTAGTGAAATTTTAGATACACAAAGATTACCATGTCATTTGCAAACTGCAAGAGTAAAATCATTTGAAAGTTCTTTACAAAAAATTAAAAGTGTAAATACTGAAAACGTATATGATTTGCATGATTTAATTGGATTTAGATTTGTATTTTATACAAAAGAAGATCTTTTAAAATTTTATTATCATGTAAAATTGGAAAAAACAATATTATACACAAAGAATTATATAACAGAACCAAAAGAAAATGGATATGCAGCAATGCATTTAAGATATATAAATGAATATAAAGAATGTCCTATAAAAC